TCTGAGGATCGTCGTTGTGCGCAGTGTACGCAGACAAAAAATGTTCCCGCACTATTTCAGTAGTTAGCCGTTCACTCATCGCCTGCCCCATCCTCTACGTAAATATTCGCAACCGCCCAAGCATGCCTCGCATCCACACCCAAACCGCCCACCTCCCGAAAAATTGTTTTACAACACTCCAAACACAAAATGATCCGCAACCCATGCAACCGACAAAACGGTGCAGCAACATCAACCATGACCAAACTCCCCCGCACGACACTCCCAATGCTCCCCAATATCATGCATATCCCTCACCCAGGCACGACGTACAGGTTGCAATGCTTCACGGCGCACAACATCCCACAACCCCTTAGCCGTCACCATCCCAGCAGGCGACTCCTTACACGCCGGAATAATTGCATCCTTCAACTGCTCATAAGTAAACCCGTCAAGCATTGCCATCCACATAACAACCTTCGACTCGGAAACAATCTGCCCATCCAACGCTGAAGCTAGGCTCACAATTTCCGTCATCTGCGATTTATTCATCATCAACACCCCTCACCATCGAACCCCACTCGCTCTCCAACTCAAAATTGCGGGCACCCGCAGACTCTAACTGCCCTTGCTCCTCAGCCCGATACTGTGCCGCAAGAAGCGCACCCTGCTCCGCGTTCGTCATCTTCCTTTTACGGTCAGGCAAAAGCTCATTCTCCCAAGCATCAGCATTCAGCCATGTGCTCGGATTTTTTGTGAAGCCAGGGTCACGGTTCGGATCGTCACGGTAACGCTCAGCACCAGAAACAATCTCATCGAGGGTTGCCCTATTTAGCGCCTTTTCAAAGCTTCTCCTTGCTAGAGGCTTGTCATCCTTTTTGGGATAGAGAAACCAGAAGATATCGAAGTCAACAGTGTTATCTACTTTGGTCTTCTTAAGATTAGTTTTCTTAGGAATTAGTCTTCTATTGTCAGGTGGGTTTTCGACAGTCGAGTCTTCGACAGGCGAACGTTCGACAGGCGAGTCTTCGACAGGCGAAAAGTAACCTCTGGCATCCCTCACCTCGTAACGGTACGCACCGAGCGTGTTGTCTGGATTCCTTACACGGCCCATCTCCAGGAACCCGATGGCTTCCAGCTCTTTCCGGGCAGTGCGCAGCGCGTGACGGCCAAGGCCAAGCTCCCGCATCATCTGGTCATCAAGAATCTGATACCCGCTTTTATGGCTTAGCAGATAGATAAGCAACATCTTGGCGGTCGAGTTCAAATCGGTGTCACGAATGAGCGCGTTTGGCACCATCGTAAAATTGCGATCCATCGGGAACTCCGGCCGGTAAATCCCTGGCTGTACGTTCATTGTCTAAGCCTCTCTATCGGCTAGACTTATGTCTAACCGATGCTCTTATCATCGGTTTTCTGATGAGGTCGGGGTTTATAGCTCCGGCCTCATCTCTATTCTAGCCTAAAAGCTGTCCTTTACTTCGTGCTCCACCCTAGACCCATCCGGCAAAAGAATCCACCACCGATGACTCACAGAATCAAACACCGGCCTACACGTGTCCTCCCACGCAGCGAGCTTCCTGCCCCAGCCACGCGCATCACGCGCCACCAACAAATCCGACTCCATCGCCCCGTTATACAACCCGCAGACCAACATCAGATTGTCGAGTGTGTCCAACAGCTTCGAGCCACCCATGCCCCGATTGATTCGATGATGCGGCACAAGGTCGTCCTCAAGCCCACAGTGCCAACAATGCGGATCCCTTGCCCGCAACAACCTCAAAGTCTTCACAGGGATAGCCATAACCCAATTCTATCGCACCCACAAAACGTGCATTAGAGCAACAGACAGTGACAAAACTGCCCCTAGCGTGACACTACGAGAGTTAGTGTGAATAGTGGCTGACATTAGTAACAGTTTCGGGGTTAGTGTGGGGTTTCTCCGACATCGCATCATGTGGGATTTTCACCACACCCCCACTTTCACTTAAAAGTAAAAGTAAAAAAACTTATAGGTAGTACTCGAACTTAAAAGTAAAAGCAATAAAGTGTGTTTAAAGCACCGCAAGATTTACTTTATTGTATCTAAACTATATTTCCTACGTGGGTACAGTTGTGCCATATGTGTACCGCTTCCGGTACGGTGTCGCCTAGTTTTAGGTACAGATAGCTTTATGTGTCACGTTCCCGGCACAGATTCGAACTGTTCGGGAATACCGAATAGTTGCCACTAACCCGAACAGAAAAACGCATACAAATTGCACACTTGTACAAGACGATAGCTACTTGTACCAAAGGATCGCATAGTTACCTTTGGTAAGTGAGCTGCGTTGAGTGTAGTGGAGGTTATTGTCCAGTAAAAGAAAATTGCCCCCAGCCGTCAAGCGAAGGGGCAATCATGATAGGTCAACCTTACCAGCACACAACCAAAACCTACAGCCTCATCTCAGCCTGCAAAATCTTCGACATTGTTGCCTGCGCCATAATCTCCGACTCGATCGTACGCAACTTCATCCGAATCCTGTTCACCGATGCCTTAGCCAAATCTCTCTCAAAACGGAGCTCCGAACACGCAAGCTTCGCACCCGCCTGCCTCTCAGCAACCGAGCCTGAACCAGATATAAACGAGCCAGCCTCCTCTTTGTCCAAATCAGATTCAGCTCGAGCCAACACAACCTCAGCCTCATACAGTGCCTCCACCCCCCGCCTGTTCATCGCCGTAAGCTCCGCCAACTCTTGCACTATTACCGATGCTGTCACAAAGCATCACCAACCTTTCACAATAAACGCCACGCCAAAACAGTTCATCATCGCTACGGGTTCGAACCGCATGCTGATACGCCTCCCCAATCTCACGAAGACTTCCCATCAACACCGAGCTGCTCTGCACGATCCTTCACCTTACCTAACACTGTTTGGGGTGCGCCCGCAGTGGACGCCTCAGCCCATAATAGTCGCAACGCATCCACATCAGTCAACAGTTCAGCCTCAGCCAACCAGTCACGTTTCACCTGTTTAGTTTCATGCCTTGCAACTTTCATCATCTCCTCAGCGGAAGGACGTTTCGCACCCGTAAAGTCCCCACCCAAATCTGCCAGAGCCCTACCGATAGCGCTCGTCGCACAGTTCTCCACCATCGACACCTTGTTCACCGGTGAAGTGTCCGGCCGTTCCTCAGCCATATCAGAGGTCACAGGGCGCGCATCTTTTCGGTCGAGATATATTTCCGCACGAACCACAACCTGCTCAGCACTAAAATGGAGTATCTCAGTCAGAATACGACCGTCAGGGTGCGCCGCCCAAAACTTATCGATACGTTCCGCAACCGTCGAATACTGTGTGATATCAAACCGAGCCATAATTTTCCCCTAAATAGTTTTCGATTACACCGTTAGCGAACTCGGAAACCCCAAGCCCCACCTCGTTAGCAGCCTCCAAAAGTGTTGCATAAACTGCATGGTCGAACTCGATTGACACTGTCACCTTAACCATTGTTTACCCTTTCCCACAGCCTGTTAGCTGTATCCTTTAGTGCTGCAATCATTTCCTCATCACGCTCAATCATCACCACACGCGGCTCGAACCAACCAGGCACAAACATTGGCCCCGCAGCAGTATCCCTTTGCTCCCGCAACATCCACGCAAACACACACCGAGCAGTATCCGTACAATGCATCTGCCACTGCACCTGCCGCCGATACTGGATCGGTAGCTTCTCAGGGTTCCAATCCTTCCCCGTCGTTTTAATCTCACTAATCTGTGAATGATCCAACGAAATTCCATCAGGGGTAGCCATATGATGCGGGAACTGCCCGTTACGAATCAGCCAATCATTCGGCATCACCCCATAATCGTTCTTGAGAATCATCGCTATCGGTGTTTCCCACACACGACCAAACACCATGTACGGGTTGTCCTGCTCAACAAAGTCTGCCGAATAGTCTTCTACCGCCTGCTCCAACCCGCCAGGCCCAGAGCCCGCCTTAGCCACCTGTGTCGCCGTCACACCCGACCGTCGAGCCTCCAACCAACCATCAGAGCTCAACCCTTTCGATGCTACAAACCTGCCCGCGTCAATCATTACCCATCATCCTTTTCCACCGTTCGCTAGCCATCTGCTTCGCTTCGACAACAATCTCATCTGATGCCCCCTCCAACGCAACCTGCAACTCCTCAAAAGTTGCCAACCATATTGCACCGCTGTCCGAGTAGGCATCAAACCGTTCCCGCATTATCAGCTTCGACAAAGCGTAAGCTTCCAAACTTGTGACGTTCTCAACCATCGTCTAACCCCCTTACACTTAGTCTATGAGTGACGACCGACGCATGAGCCCAATACGCGAATTTATGGAACTCGTCGACAAGTCGGGTGGTGTTGCCTGCCAAGACATTCCCGCCATATTTTTCCCCGAGGACTATGCAGACAAACAAACCCGCGACTATGCGATCAGGACTGCCCGCGCACTCTGCAACGAATGCCCCCTCAAAGCAGCATGTTTCACTTATGCTGTGGAAGCTCAGGAACCGTACGGGATTTGGGCGGGCACGTTACCGTCGGAGCGTTAACCGTCTTCTTCGACATCGGCAAGTTGTGCCTGGTATGCCCAAGCGTTCAAATGCAACCGTAAAGTGTGCGCCTGCTTCCGGCTTAGCGTGAGTGTCCCTGGTTCGCCAATCTGCCACACATCATCGCGGAGCCGAATGTGAACCTCACGCCCGTCAGGTATCACATCCATCTGGTCACTCATTGCCGGTGTCAAATCCGTCATCGAACGCTGCCTGCTTTACAGCCTCAAGCCACACATCAAAATCTTCCCCATCATTACCATCCTCATCATTCACATCAAACCAACTCCACGCAACCTCCCGGTAAGTAATCCACGCATCCCTCAACCGTTCGATATTTATTTCCAACCGTTCACTCATGCTCTCCCCCTTCGATTCACGCTCACCGTACCCCAAACAACAAACAACAACCCCACCAAACTCAACCCATTGATTGGTGCGAACGGGTCAACAAACCCAGGCGCAAACATACACAACGCCCCCACCACAATAAGCACCCAGCCGGTCACAGGTTCACCAACAACACAGCCAACCCCAAACCGAGCGCCACAACAATCAGCACCCACCCGAGCATGGACTGCTTCTCACGACGTCGAATGTCACGCCGTAACGTTTGCAAAGCAACATGGTTCGCAGCTTTCATCGGAGCAGGCACACCCCGCCACGCAACAACCGCCCGAGCAAACAGTTTCTCATCCGAAATAATCCGCATACGATCCACAGGCGACATGATGCGACGGTGCGCCATATCCCACTCCACAATTTCACGCAACTCGTCATCGTAGAGTTGTTGCGCCTCGACCTCGATGTTTTTGTAATACCCCATGGATACCATTGTACAGTCCTTTCGTTGCCTTCACTGTAAGACCTCACGCAAATTTCATCAAGCAGGCGACGGTCACGGGTTGATAACAGTTACCGCCCACCCTTATCCCCGCCGAACACCGAGCGAGTGTACGATGGTATCCATGGACTCCTACGAATACGACAACCTCAGCATCGAAAAACTTGCAGACATACGTGTCTGGCAACTCGAACGCCTAGAACGTGTCACACAAGCCCTCAGAGCCCGCGTAAGAGCCGAACACACCCAAGGCGATAACATCAAACGTTTAGCGAAAAAGCTTGGCGTTACAAGGGCCACAGTGTACGCCTGGCTTGCAGAATAAGAAACACCCCCCGGTACAACTCGGAGGGTGTTCCCTTCCACCCAAGGAAGGATCTCTTATGAACAGGATTGCTCTACTGGCAAGACTCGCAATCTAACAAATCGGCAGGATCGACAGGGACAGAATAACCGCCAACCTGCTCCGTCCCCATCACTTTGCAGCCTTGTCGTAAGTCAGCACTGAAGTCAACAGGGACATGACACCGGCAAGCGCAGCCACCGAAGCAACCTGCCCCCACTCGACATCAAGGATTCCCACAGCACCCACACCAATAGTTGCAATCGCCACCTGCGCCACAGTTTTCACTGCACGCTCAGCCGAAAAATTCCAGTACGCCTTCAACTTATCCATCCGTGTTCTCCACTCTCTTATCGTCATACGCCGCCCCAAAAATGTAGGACGTGAGAATCAAACTTATCAGAGCAACCCCACCGGTAATCAGGTCGCCTGCCCCGAGCCGGTCTTGCCAGATAGCAACCACCGATGCGAGAATCATTCCGGCCCCGAGCGCGAAGGCCGCGAAAATGTATCTACGTCTAATCTTCCACTTAGGGTTGCTCATCGTGTCAGCACCGCAATCAACGGCGACACTACCGCGGCGAGGAAACCGAACGCACCGATAGCCTGCCACATCCGCATCTCAAGTTTGCGAATCCGAATTTCATGGTCTTCAATTTTTAGTTCACTCTCGGGCAGTCTGTTAGCAATTTTCTCTACCAGTTTTCCTAGCCGTTGAACCTCAAAATATATGTCCCGCGTTGAAACCTTTACCGCGAGCGCTTCTTGTTCGTCACTCATCTGATTGCACCTTCGTTGATGGCCCGCTGCAGGGCGCTAATGGTTAGGCGTCCCCACACCCCATCAGGTTTCACGTCAAGAAGAAGCTGTACAGCCCGTCGCGTGTTTGGCCCGAACACCCCATCAGGTTTCGCCCCAGCCCATCTCTGGATAGCTGTGTAGGTCATTCTTCCCGGCCTGCCGTCGATACGGCCCAGAGGGAACCCGGCGTTCGTGAGTGCAGTCTGAAATGCTTTCCACGTGTTGCGCCCCAAACGTCCATCGACCTTGAGGAGTGCAGGCTTTACGACGACGGGAGCACCGTCAAGGAAAGGTACGGGGTCCAGCGTATTTCCCCAGCGCCCGCCACGTTTGCGCACCTCAAAATGGAGATGGTTTCCTGTGCTCGCACCGGTAGTCCCAGACGTATAAATGAAATCGCCCGTCACAACCCGTTGCCCCTTACGCAACCCGGTCCGGTGCGCCCCATGATAGTAGACCGTCACAATCTGCCCATGGTCAATAAGGACTGTATGCCCACCACCGCGAGGGCTCCACCCAATCTTCACCACAACACCATCACCCGCAA